GCTAGGTAGGGAGAATTGGACAAATGTAGATCCCCCACCTGATGGGGTCCCATTGCCATTACAGTAAATCTTAGCGTTGAGGTACGATCCTACACGCTGATATTTACCTAACAATGACGTAGTGACCTTATTGCCAAAACCTGAGGCTGTAGGCGTATAACTTACCCAAGTAGTGACGGCCGCCCCCTGCCCATAGTAGAACGCCTCTAGGATCTGACTTGTTGCGCCTGTGGTAAAGGCTCCGACTTTTCTTGCTTGAGTGAACCCACTCGGTAGCGAGCTACTAAGCGAAGCGATCAGATATACTGCGCCGGAAGAAATAACGGCATAGCAGTAATATAAGCTGCTTGCCACTATTGCCACATCACACCCACCTGCACCGACTACAGCTGTGTTGAGAGTAAGCGGCGATGCATTCAGATACTGAAACCCACCAACGTTCGTTCTAGATGCTGGATAGGTTATGGTCGTTGCGCTCGCTTTAGCAAGCTTACCTATCACCTCTGCAGTTCTTATACTTAGTCCGGCCATTTAGTTGGCTCCTGCTTAAAGTTCTAGTTATGCTATTCGGATTGCTGTTATAGTTCCTGTTCTTTGCGGCGCCGTTCCTGTGTATGTACATGCAGATTTCAAATATAGGGTGGTACCGGCAATTGTTAGACCGCCAATGTATATATTTGAACCATTACATCTAACTAAAAATGGAGCGCATGATAGTGCTGCATTTGAACTATTGGTTTGTGTCGCTATACCTTGAAGAAGGTTTAGCGTTTTAACGTGGTCGGTTTGTGTACCGCCAGAATACCCAGAAATGGCAAGTTGAAGGTTTGCAGGAGAAGTGCTGTTATTGAACGCTTGCTCTATATTCCCGCCTACTGACCATGACCCTGCTGTTAATGGGATAGTCGTTATGTTTTCAAATGTCCCACTAGCAGTGTAAGCTGCAAATGTTGATACGGTACTTGTTTTTACTTCACCCACATCTCCCTCAAGCACAGGATACGTAATAGGATCCGTAACTCCTTTAACCCGCACGCCATGCCCCACGGTATTTTCGCTGATGATGTCCACCTGAAGGCCATCTTTAAAAACTGATTTTTGCCCATCGGCTCCGGCTACTAGTGACATATATGTACTCTCCTTCTTGAAGGTTTCGGTTTATGCGATGCGAACTGCTTGAATCATTCCGTACGTCTTGGTCGTTGTAAATCCTGTAAAATCCGCAGCTAATACTAAATAATATGTTTTTGTTGCAGCAGTCACCTCTTGATATACGCTGCTTAACGGTATTCTCGGTTCAAATTGATTCCACGGATTAACGCCCGATGAAAAATATCCCCAAGAAGCTACGCATATATCACGTGCCATAGTTGCAGAAGTATCACTAATTGAACAGTTACATGACTTAACTAACTCACCAGAATTCGCAGATAACGTTGCCGTAATATAACCACTGAGTACCCAATGTCCTGTAGTTAATGTAATTGATGTTACATTGAATCCGTTACCGTCAACAATAGATACTGAACTAGCTATTGGAATTCTTGATTGAATAACTTCACCAACCATACCTGCAGGAATTGCAACCCCATCTTTTCGTCCTTGTAGCTGCACGCCATTACCAGAGGTGAGCTCGCTAATGACATCGACTTTGACGCCGTCTATAAGTTTTGCTGGCTGCCCAGAAATTCCTGCGATTAATGACATATGTTTTTAGCTCCTGTTCAAGTTATGTTATGCGATGCGGATTGCAGTTATACGACCATAAGCGGCTAACGTCCCAGTATATGTAGCGCCTACAACGAGGTACAGTACGGTAGATGCGGCAGTAACATTTACAAAGATTGGTGAAATACTGAAACCCATGTCATCAACTGTAAGGTTCTGTGTCCCAATACTTCCGGCATATGTCGTGCTATAGTAGGTATCACTACCCGGAAACGCTGCCGTTGTTGTATTAAAAAACCCCTTCATTTTCGTTACGTCTGTTGCGGTACCCCCTTGAAACGCAAACTGCCCACCTACTAACCATTTCCCTGTGGTTAGCTCTACAGATGTTACATTAGTTGCAGTAGCAGAGCTAATACCCGAAGAAGCGGAGCGCAATACTGTGGCTTCTTTTATCTCCCCAACATACCCCGCAGCAACCGCAACGCCATCGGTCTTACCAACTATTCCACCGCTTGGTGTTAGTGCTCCAGTAACCGTTAACGGCCCGCTGATTGGATTCTTAATGTCAATGCCTTTTCCTACACTGGCCTCTTCGATAGAATCAAATTTCGGCTGCGTCGGCGATATCCCTCTTGATATCACGGCTCCAGTCGTGGCAAGTACACCGTCTCCAGAAATCATACCGTCGGTTGAGATGTCTCCCGCGCCATGCACAGTCGCGCCAGCAGGAATATCCATGTAGGGTTTATCCAGTGTAAAACCACTTGGTACCGTAACATCACCCATCGTACTGTTGGACGACAGCATATTATTGATAGTAACTGGCGCATTACTGAGATTAACCAATCCGTAGGTGACGTAAAAATATACAGTATCTCCGCTTGTAAAAAACCCGGCTGGGAATTGTACTTGACCACCACCTAATTCAATAAATTCAGGAGCTACAAAATCGTGACCGCTATATTCACAGTGTAGTTGATGAGCACCAGGAGTAAAAACTATATTACTCAATGATATAAGGCCAGTTGATGCTTCTGTAGGGGTTATTACTCTAGTTTCAAATGTGGCATCACCAGCGAAAGCACCAGTAGAATCTTGAACCAGATCAATACCAAAACCTAAAAGTTTAGAAGACATAGATGCGGTAACACGTACTTTAACACCTGTTGATACTAGACCGGGTGCGAACGTAAAGTTATCTACAACAAATAGTCCGGACACTTCTTGAGATTGACTAGCAATCCAAGTGCTGCCATTATCTATTGATACTTCGACTGTAGGTGCTGTATCAATATTGCCAGCGCTGTATAGTAATCGTGTTTGTGCTGTATTTACTATCGGATCATCGGTTATAAATACTGATCCACGTAAGTCCAATGAGGTGAATATATTACCAGTACTTAGTGTTATATATCCAAAACTTAGGATATTATTAGCACCCGTGGTAGATCCAAAAAAGGTTTCCTTGTCGATCGCGAAGTCGCTACGTGTATAATATACGAATGTTTCGTCAAAGTTAGGATCTAGGAGACTTGCACCACCGGCACCACTTCCTGTTCCACCACCAACATATTGATATACATCTGAACTCGCGATATTTTGTATAGCATTAGAACCATCAGTTCTAACTACTAAGTAACCGATAGCATATGTTCCACTAGCTACTGGAGCCGCAGATGCGCCAGCTAGTGTACCAGCTGGCGTGCCACTCGTAAGTAATAGATTGCCAGTTGCATCTAGATGAACACCTATTTTTAAATATTGACTAGCCGCCATGACAAAGTTCAAGACTGCGCCTACTGACGGTGTTGCTGTTCCAGCAGCGCCAGTGCCCGATAACATTATCGTACCGCTAGCAAAAGTTGGTAGTAGGTTATTTATAGGTGGTATCACCCGGTTTCTAGATGTCTCAGGATTAGCCGCTGATATAGCACCAATATTTAGTATTAGACTGGCACCCGGATTTGCCGGAACCATTCTAAGTAAAGGAGTTAACTCGCTGTTAACAGAGCGCAATATATCATCGACTTCTTTACCAGTTGTTGTAACCAACTGATCTAGTGTGTCGTGGCTTATACTTTGTCGTATGTCGAAATGTGTCGTCATGTATCAACCTCGTATTATGGCACTCGATTTATTATAAAGCGTATAGTTGCTCAACTACTTGAACATCTACTACTAAATTTTTTTGCAGCGGATTATCTCTATCTTTAACTATAACACCTACTTTTACACTAAAATCGCCTGTTACAAAACCATCTATGCCTTGAGTAGGCTTAGAGTTTGTCAATGATCCGTTCTTAGCTATATAAACAACGCTGCCAAAAGGCATAAATGTACTTATATTCTTTAAAACACCTTTTGTTGTTATAAATCCGTAGTTTCCGTCATCGACACTATTGGTGGTTAAACCTATACAACTTCTAACTTGACTTTCATTTGATACGTCGACTAGATCCATATCTCCAGAGCTATTAACTGATGTAGGTGTCGCTTTTAATATTATGCTACCAGTATTATTTAGAAGTTCTAACGACGCTGATTCTGGAGAAGTTATAGAACTTAATATATTTATTGGAGGTAGAGTATCACCTTTTTGATACATCATATTGCCAGTAGAGTCAGACCAAATTCCAGCCTGGTCTAAAGGTATAGGACTAGAGGGCTGTGGTATAAAAGTAATAGCAGTAGGATCGACTACGCCATCAACTTGCATATCACCAGCTACATGAAGAAGTTTCTCTCCTATCGGACCAGATATAACAACAGGTTGTCCCGAATTGATCGTTATAAACCGTCCGGCATTATAGCCGTCTTGTAGTGTAAAAGATATTGCACTCGTATTAGCGAAATATACTGATCCGGTTGTATCGACACGAAACGCTAATGCATCACCTACTACTAGATCGCGCAAGATCTGGATTTGATTAGCAACCGATGGGATAGGAGAACCTACAACTTGATCCCAATCTCGTCCTTGATATATCATCTGACCGTTTAGGAATACTTCTAGTTGTCCAGAATCATATATATAGAATTGTTGATTGCCATTGTCGCGGCTATCAGGTGGCAGAGATATATTGGTTCCAGATGGTACTGCACCAATTTGATAACTACCTGTAGGCGAAGTAACGACGTCTATTATCTCTTCATAGACGTTGCCCTGTAGTTGCTCTGCACGATGCATACCCAGTAATGCGGTACCGATGCGTTCGTATAGTACTACTACATCTTGTTCTATTGGAACTATCGAAGTATCTGTAACATAAACAGCGCCATTAGCGGTTGTATCTGGTACGTCAGAAGTTTGTAAAGTATTGAAAACTTTAGCTGCATGGCGATCTATACGTACCCAAACTGATTTGCCGTCTAATACAACAAAATCATTAACTAAAGCAGTATCTAAAGTATTATAATCACTGCTGCCTGGTATCGATATTGTTACATCGACAGTATTGTCTTGGAAATGTAACTTATTAAAATCTAGACTAGCAGGATTTAAGTTTAAACTAACTTCAGCTGGATAGAAAATCGTTATATTTTTGTTCTGTGTGTGTTCTACAGAATGAACAGTATATGTTCCGTTTGGTGGGATTACATGTCCGTCCCATGCATAAACGTTATTGTCCGCTAGACGATAGAACAATATAAGTTTGTTTTCTTCTAATAAGAAATTACTTCCAAGACTTTCTATACTTACAGTAAGTGCACCACTACCTTCACGATCTAGTACGACTACACCAGCTGAATTGACCGGTATTGAGCAACCTAACGTAACAGTTTGAGATGGCGATTTAGGCTTATCTAATATAACAGTATTAGAAGCTGTTATATCTTGATTTCCAGCATTGGTGGTATTACGTATCGTGACACTGCTTCGTAGTTGTAATCCACGGTCTTGTATTCTATCAGCCATCATAGCTGTTAGTTTAGCAGCTCGCTGAGTTAGATCATCGGTTGAAAGAGTATTAAAATTTTCTTGTCCAGCTAAAGTATTGTATCCAGGGGGAAGCATATACGTAGGATAAGTCTCGGATAGAGAGCTCATACCTATATATTTCTGTATATTAACTCCATCGATCTCGCCGATCTCTATGCTTTCGCCTTGAACTATCCTTATAGATCCAAATGCTTTACGTACGTGTACACGTACTCCAGCTACAGTCCAAGTAGTATCGGGAGTAAAAGGTAGGGAAGCAGCTATCTGAAATGTAGTTGGAGATCGATAGTTTATAGGTTTTTGTGTACTACTGGTGTGCGTGGAGTCTTCGAACAACACCGTTTCATTGGTTTCAAACGTATGGTTTGCATCTTCTAGTTGGATCGTAGCATCAGCATTACTTCTAGATGTAGTTGTTACTAATACGTATGTACCAACTATGGCACCAGTCAACGAACTTGTATCTGCTATACTGAAAGTATTTGCGTCTTGTACTTCTACTACATACGTGCCAGTTAGTGTACCAGTTATTTCTAGTCGATCTCCGTCTACAAGACCATGACTAGTACTACTAATAGTGGCTGTTACACTGTCACTGGCTATTATAGTTCCATTTATAGTGTAACTAGTTACATTAGACATAGCCATTATGGTATCGCTACGTGCTACCAACCAGAATAAATTACCACCAGCAGTTTGTAGTGCTGAATTGTTGCGATTAACGACCTGAACATCGGCTGGTTGATATATGCCTTTAGTGTATACAGCATCTACTGATGCAGTCGATCCAGCATAATTACTACTTAATTTGGCAGATAAAGCTAGACTTGGTGCAACACCAGCAGTTCCTGTTAAGTTCGATCCAGAATAGAAGTTTTCTACTCTCAGCATCATGTCATCGGTATCAGTCTTCTTACGGATCCAATCGCCTACTGATAAGAATTGGAAAGCATTTAATATGCCGTTAACATAATTTAGACCATTATAGAAATTAACGGACGATGGTCCGGAATTTATATCCGCATTACGGACCAGAGTAATAAAAGCGACCTGTTCATCGCTAAGTTGTGCATCACCAGCACGTATTATAACATCATGTGGATCTTGTAGCGATTTTTGAACTATATCTTCTGTCCAGGTAACATGACCTGGAAGACTACCGTCGTGTTGCCAAACACCCTTAGATTTAAGTACGCTTCCCAAGGCATCTTGAAATACTGATGGGACAGATATATTGGAAACTGCGGTATACCAATACGGAGAACCAGATAATTCCTTTATCTTGGTCATTACCGCGTCCATCCACTCCTTTAAGGTTTGGATATTTTTATCACCGCCTTGAAATGGATTAGGATCTAGAACTGTGCTCATTACGGTTGGTGGTTCATTACGCGCGTACGGAGCAGAAGGCAGATTTCTATAAGTGTAATTAGAATATGGATTAGGAGACGAACCACCAGTCCCTAACCGAAACATCATGTGTCGGCAGTCTTGTATAGTTTGTATACTACCGGTTGGGCCTGTTGTTATCTTAGCTATAGGAATAGTAGCGTCTGGAAACGTAGATACTGAAGTATTTACTGTAATAGCAAGTATAGATTCAGTATTTACTTCTTGACTAAATTCTCCACCATCACCACCGTTCTTATCTGGATCCCAGAAAGCTCTAGAGTCAGATGCTAGTTCCTGGGTAGTAAATGTTAAATAGATATAATTAGTTGCGTTACTTCGTAATGATGGTACTACAGGTAATGCAACAGGATTACCCTCAGGTAATCCGAAGAAAAATGAACCGACATTGGATGCGGGAAAATATACGACAGAATCAGCTACGCGTATAGAACAACTGTTCGTGCCTATACATACAGCAGGGTTGATTACATCGAAACCTTTAAGTATATAGGGAACAGTATCCCCTACAAAACTTTTGACCATATATTTAAAGTCAGCAGCCGCGTAACTATCAATAGACAAAAAGTCAGCAAGATCCACTCGCTCAGCACTGCTAAATAACAATCTTGAAAGGACGGCCATATTATATCCTTTTAAATTTGCCGGATTTTAAATAGTTTACTACAGTTGACCGACAAATGTCTAATTTTTCACAGGTTTCTTTAATAGTTAAATATATATTACCACTATCATCTATAATTTTTACAGCACGACAGTTTAGACTGCCAGTTCTACGGGCACTCATTTTTTGCCTAGTTTCTGCCGTAGGTATAAAGCCAGGTTTTCCTCTGAGTGGACTAGGTTTGCCTAATTTTGCCTTGGACATCTTTTCAATTGTTTCAGGCGATACAACTCTTCCAGTCATTCTTTTTCTCGTACGTTCTTTAAACTCTTCTGTGTGGGGAGTACCTTTTTTACCTTTAAATGCATCTGACAATAATTGTCTAGTCTCTTTAGTAACTATTCGTCCGGTCATTCTTTTTCTCGTACGTTCTTTAAACTCTTCTGTATGTCTAATTACACCATTAATATCAGTAGTTTGTATATTATATCCATGTAACTCATCACATGATTTATATAATTGTTGATACTCGAATTCCTTTTTTAACAAATCACAATCACCGATGTTTGATGATAATAACTCTAATATTTCAAAATCAAAACTTTCTATACCATGTAGATTTACACTATTTTGCAGATATTCATTATGATGTACTTTTTTACATAATTTATGATAGTGTGTCTTCAACCTATATTTTAAATTTGTGGATATTCCGATATATACCTTATCATTGATTGTATTGTATATTTTATATACTCCACAGCTTTTTTCTTTTATTGAGTTGGTTTTTTCTAACCAGACAGCCATGTTATGTATCCTTAATTGAACTAAACCGTAACTTAATTATACATCACACTACCTTATCATCCTGGATCAACACCAACATTGTATACATCCAATGTAGCATAATATAAGGTAGGATAACGTATTATAAATTCTATGAATATACCAGCAGACTTAACTTTTGTTATAAGATCTTGTAATATTGGCCTCGCGATAGATGGATCAGTTAGATAAAATGGTATCTCAGAACCAGAACCACTCATAACGTGTGCACCGCGGCGGCGTATCATAGTAATAGAAGAATTTACATCATGCGTATATTGAAATACATATGCCGGATCTATATTTAGAGTGGTAGCATTAGGTTTATATAGATATCTTACAGGTCCTTCTTCTACCTCGGTTCCAAAGCCAAATATTAAATAACCTTCTTCGTTGGGTATTTGATTGGCAGTTACTGATATACTTCTAACTGCATCGCCAGCTATTATTGGAGCAGTTAATTGGGTAGTAAATGAACTGATCACAAACGGAGCATTTAGATCCCACATATAAGGGCCCAATATACTGGTATTGAGCAGTGCAGTTGTCAGATAGGCAATAGATCCTGAGTTAGCCATATTGATACGTTCAACAACGGCTGTACCTCCAGTTGCATCTCCTTCATCGCCAAAAGATCTGTAAGTAAAACTAGTTAAAGTTGGTGTTGATAAAACTTCAAAAGATCCGTCTATAGAATCAGTCAAGTTAATAGCTGGATTAGCATCTATAGTAGGTATTGTTCCCCGTATACCCACTGGTTCTCCTATAGAGAATCCGTGCGGAGTCGACGTATTTACAGTCACTATGTTGTTGGTATCTCTAGCAGCAGTTAATATACTAGATTCAAATATACCAGATATTGCAGGTATAGGCGGCGTTATTCCACTTAGTACATTACCTGATCGACCCGTATATGTATAGTACTGCTCATCACGTTGAAATCTTGAATCAAAACTCAATATTGTAATATCATCATCTGTGTTAGTTTTTATATGGGTCTGTATCTCATTTTTAATGCGCAATACGAAATGACCGCCAGCCGATGGCCAATCTGATACATCGTCTAACTCTATAGAGTTACTAGATAAGCGATTTATTACAGTAGCCAGAGTACCGTTTAAATGTGCAGAACCGGTCAATTTTCGTTTCACTATGGGCGGAGATGCAGGCATTTCTACGATAAATTCGCCAGGAGTTACCTCCCATGTTACGGCACGTAAATTTTTAGTATATATAACTGCTTTTTGTAACGTAAAAAATCTTACAAAAGTATTGGGATTAAGACCGTGATCGAAAGTACCCGGAGTAGCAAATGCATTGGTAAAAGTAAACGCATTATTCGCCAGATCTATATCTGTTACGACAAATGATCCAGAGTTATTCGGTATATCTATCAATACTATGTCACCAATCTGCACTGAACTTAAACTAGGAGTACCACCACCGGTATATAAAAATGTTACTGTATCACCTATCTTACTTATATTCCATACAGTACTGTTTTGGTTACCAGCTAGTGCATTATATCCCTGGAATTGCAGAGCAATATTAGCTCTACCTCCTGTTATTTCTACTGAACCTTTAGAACCTATAGTATTGGTGAATATTCGTATTGTCTGAGTTCTAGTGATAGAATCATCATATACGATGGCAAAACTATGTGCTACTTGACGGTTTATAGCTGCTACAATTTCATTTGCCGTTGCATTAGTAATATCGGCAAAATCAGCAGTTGAAAATATAATATTTTCTTCGTGCACCGAGTCTAAGGTATAGTTCAGTTCCCAACCGTCTTGTAGATAATACGGTGATTTTTGGGTCGAAACTATAAATGCTGTGGTGGTTTCTTTAAAGAAGAATATGTCAAGTAGTTGATCTATTGCTATCTTTACTTGTTTAGGTTGATAAGCTAATATAGGTATATAGCGCCTGAAATCAGTATCATCCATATCTATAAACCTAGGGCGTGACACCTTAACATTCGCTCCCAACCTATCTATATATGGACGATTACTTGTCTGTACGAAAAATTGTTTTCTAACTTCTTCAATAAGGTCAGCAATATCTTGATCCGAATCTCCGACGGCGTCTATTATAGCTCGCCAATTAGGATTCTGCCTAGTTTTGAAATACTTAGGCATAAGATCATGTATGCGTTCACTTTTATCTTTATTGTCGGCCATTTAATACCTATGCTATGCTTATATCACTAACTTCTATAAATGACTTTTCGATATCACCTATTGGTATACTGGTATTGTTAGGGGTAGGAACTGTAAATGTTACAGTGGCTACACCTTTTATACCCATAACCAATACTATTATCTCAGATAAGATAACATCTTGACCGACACCTAAAGTATTAACATATTTTACTATAGTAGACGATATGTCGTTCGTTATCTCGTTTAAGTTAACACCTTCATTGGTTGTAACTGTCAAAGATAACTGAACACGCTTAATCAAAGGTGGTAATATCTCAACTACGCCACCAATTGCTCGACGTCCAGGATAATTAGTTGCATCAGGTTCAAAACCGTCAACTATTTTTTGAACCTTACGTAACAAACCTGTGTAATATAAGTAGCCATCTATACCGGTAGTTACTCCTGTGTCAAATGATAGTTTGCCTAGCATTGATATAGTAGTGCCGTTAGATTGAGACATCTTATAATCCATGCTGGTCGACACTAGATATATCGTGCGCTTGCTTGAATCAAATTCATCTATAGATACCTGTCTAACTTCTTTAATCATAGTAGTGGGGTTGTTATCTCCCTCTATTACATAAACTCCGTCGACACTGACCGCCATTTGGACATTGGCTTGACTTACAGCATTCTTATTATAAACGCGGATAAAAGGTTGATAGTTACTTGTATAACCCCACTCTAATACGTCAAATAAACCAGAGTTTTGTATTGCAAACCAATTAATATCAACTATATCATCAACAAATAGTTTATCACCTACCTGTATA